CACCGTCAAGGCCACTCTGCTCGCTGGTCCGGTCACCGTGGGCGATACGGTTTTCAGCGTGGCCTCTGGCCAAGTTGCCATCACCGGAACCGTCACCGTGGGCAAATCGCTGACCACCGCTTCCGACGCTGGCGCCATCATCGAGATGCTGCCGAAGAACGTCTAAACCCTAAAAAAATCTTACCATGTACACAAATTCAGCAGCCATTTTTCGCGGCGACATCGCCGGTGTAGTCGAGCAGGCCAAAGACTATGAGGCCGGACTCATCGGCGTTCAGGCCATGCCCATCCTCGACGTGCCCGTGCGCGCCGGCCAGTATCCTTCCTTCGTTCTCAAAGAGGGCCAGCTCCTCAAGAGTGACGTAAAGAACCGCGCCGCTTACAGCGCATACGCTCGCGGCACGCGTGCGTTTAACCAAGACACCTACACGGCGTTGGAATATGGATACGAAGAGGCCGTTGACGATACCGTCACGCTCGACGTCGCCCGCTTCTTCGACGCCGAAGTCATCGCGGCGAAGCTCGCAAAACGTAAATTGCTCCTCGCTCACGAGCTTCGCGTCGCTGCGAAACTGTTCGACAATTCCACGTTTACCGCGACAAACAGCGGCACCGCCTACACGACCGCCAATCTGGCGACGTTCGATGTCGGCGCAGACGTGCAAGAGGCCACCGACCGTCTTCTCTCGAAGGGTGAGAGCGTCACGAACCTGTCCGTCATCATCCCATACCCAGTCTGGACCCGCATCCGCGCTTCCACGAAGTTCCAGAACCGCCTTCGCGGCGCTGGCATTTCGTCGGACACCATCCTCAACGCGAGCACGCAAGCAGCCGCTGAGGTGTTCGGTGTCAGCCAAGTGCTGATTGGTCGCGCCAGCTACGATACCGCTCCCGAGGGTGTCGCGTTCTCAGCCGGTAATGTCTGGGCCAATACGTTCATCTGGGTCGGCTCGGTCACGCAGGCGTCTGCCGGTTTCTTCGGAGGTGGCGCAGGCTTTACGCTCAACTGGTCAGAGTATGGCCCTGCAATCGGTGTCTCGACCTATCGCGAAGAAGCGATCAAGTCGAACATCGTGCGGGCGTCGCACTTTGTCGCCGAGAAGGTGGTCAATGCGAACGCGGGTCAGCTTATCACAACTCAGTATTCCTGATCTGAATACGTCTGAGCTTACAGCCCCACGCCTCACCGCGTGGGGCTTTTGTTTTGACGCTGCGGCGCGATTCGCCACACCGGAGGCAACACAACAACATGACAATTTCCCTCTGCGTGATTGCCGGTAATGAAACCGCGCACATCCGAACCATGCTCGATTCGTTCGTCGGCATCATCGACGAACTCTCACTGGTGCGCGCCATCGGCTCGCAGGAACCGGACGACACCGAACAGCTCGCGCGCGACTGGTGCGAGCGCAACGCGGTCCCGATTGTCTTCTCGGACTACCGCAACGGGGTCACTGCGCAGGCGTGGCGGCACGTTGATTCGTTCGCGAGGGCGCGCAACCAAGCGTTCGCCCAAGGCACCGGCGATTGGCTTCTATGGGCGGACTGCGACGACGTGCTGACCGATGCGACGGACCTGCGGGAAAGGCTCAAGGAACTCACGGAAGACGTGCTCATGCTGCGATGCCCTTACGACGTGCGGGGCACCGGCAAGAAGTTGCAACGTGAGCGAATCATCCGCCGCACAGCGTTCGCCTCGGGGCGCGTCTGGCATCACGACGTCCACGAAAACCTGCTGTTGCTCCCGAACGATCTTCACAACGAATGGACGGTGCCGGTCTGGCGTCATCGGCCGGTCGCGATCAAGCAGAGCAACCGCAAGCGCAACCTCGCAATCCTCGGGCGAAGCATCGCGGAGTCGGCGACCCAATACTTCTACGTCCACCAAGAGCACTACTGCGCGGGCAATAAGACCGCCGCCGAGCAGTTCGGTCGCATCGCGCTTTCCTTCCCGAATCTCGACGACTCGTTTCGCTACGAGGTGCAGCTAAACCTCGCGCGGCTCGTCGCGTCACGGCGCGAGGCGTTGCAGTTCGCTATGGGTGCGCACGGGGTTTTCCCTTGGTGCCGCGAGGCCATCGCCTCCATCATTATGCTCGCCTTCGAGCGCAACGACGGGCGACGCGCGAGCTTCTGGGCGGAGCGGATGATGTCGCTACCAGAGCCGAAGGAAAAAGACCGGCCGTGGACGCACGAGGTCAAGTGGTATGGCTGGGCCGGTCTCGATCTCGCTGCGCGGTCCTACCGACTCGCGGACCAGCCGAGAAAAGCGGACGGCTTGCAGTGGGCTTTTCACAAGCACGAAAAACCCGCGATTCGGCTCACGCAGAAAACCCTCGGCGACTCGACGCGCTCGGTGTCCTTCCGCGAGGCGTGGCTCGGGACGGCAGCGCAACCGGAAACCATCGAGCACGTCTTTCTCGTGCGACCCGACGACAAGGAGACGATGGCGATGTCGAAGCAATTTATCCACGACGTAGGACAGGTGCGGGCAACAGAGCGCGCCATGATCTCGGTTCACATCGAGGACGGAATGGTGCCGCCCCACGACTGGGATAAGCTCGTGCTGGCAAGCGGCGTGACGCTCATCGACGCCGAGAACATCAAAGAAATCCTCGCAGCGAAGAAGCCGTGAGCACGCCAGCAATCATCGTTTGCACGGTCAACGCCGCGTGCCTCGACGTCATGACCGCGTCGCTGAACGCCTACGTCCCGCGCGAGGTCGAACGGTATGTGCACCACAAGATCGGAAAGAACTTCGGCGACGCCTACAACTTCGCCGCGCGCGAAGCGTTTAAGCGGCACGACGAGATTCTGGTGTGCAACGACGACATCGTGTTTACCCCGACAACGTGGGCCGTGCTGCTCGCGGATGTCGCGCATCTCCGCAAGGTCGTGCCCGATCTCGGCTACGTCGCGACGCGCTCGGACTACGCGCGCGGCGAGCAGAACGTCCGCAGCGGGCGCGGGAAAATCGACTTCCTGCGCTACCAGTCCGAGCGGCATATCGTCGAGACGCCGGTGATCGCGCCGATCTGCGCGTGGATTCACCGCGATTCGTGGGTCGATTTCCCGCCGATCAACTGGTTCAGCGATGACGTGCAATGCATCGACATGAAGCGGCGGCATTTCATTTCGCGCGCCTACGTTCACCACGTCGGCTCGCAGACCTGCGGGCAGGACGCACAGCGGTGCTACGAGGACGCGGAGCCGTGGCTACTCGCGAACCGGCCAGAGATGCACGCGCGGTTTTATTTTACAGGAGGCGCATAAGTATGGCAGCCGTGCGCGACTTCGACCCGACGCAGATCAATTCCGACTTCTCGGCGATTCTTGAGCAGGCGGGCGTCGCGTTCACTTATCAAGGGGTTTCGGTGACCGGCATCTGGGCGGCGGCGAGCAATGCGTTTGCCGACTTCGAGGACCAGCGTCGCGAGGACAGCAAATTTACCGTGTTCCTTTTGACGTCGAGCGTAAGCGCGACGCCGAAAGTTACCCAGACGCTTTCACGGGCGAGCATCACCTATTTTATCGAACGCGTGACCTTGGACGCCGAGGGCGCGGGCTGCGAAATCAGCGTGGCGAAGGTGATATGATTTCGATCTTCTCAGACACGAAGAAGCTGGAATTTGCGCTCGCGAGACTTGCCGACGCTGCAAAGGTCGATACCGGTCTGGTGATAAAGCAGGAGGGTGCATACATCGCGAAAGTAATGATGCAGATCATTCCGCCAACCGGAGACAAAACAAAAAACGGCAAGACGGTTCCAACAGTCACGGGCGGAACCATTAAATTAAAGAAAGCGAGCGGACTTAGCATCAACGCGAAGGAGCAGGGCGAGAACGCGATTCTCGGCGACTTGTTCGGCGGCAATAAAATGGCCAAGGAATTTCAGATTGGATTGTTCCAACGCATCGGAAATTCAACGGAAGTGCCGCCGCGCGGCGGGCAGAACCAAACGATGGGTGTCAGTCTTGGCAATGAGGGCGGAAAGAAAATCCGCATTTACCGAAAGTTCTGGCAGGAATCTGCATCGATTGAGCAGATGAAAGCGTTTCACCACGCGAACAGAAACAAGCGCGGAAGGCGGAAGCAAGTCACGAGGAGTCTTGTGGGGCGCTGGGCGGTGCAAGATCAGATGTGGATTTCCAACGAGTCGGCCGATGCGTATCTGGCCTATGTTCAGAAAAGTGTAGGGCTCGCAAAGGCTGGCTTCGCCGCTGCCGCGATGCTAGGTGGCGTCCGCGTGCCGTCGTGGATTCGCAAGCACATGGCAAAGGCGGGAAACGCTCAAGGTCACTTTGGGGCGAATCCGTTCTTTATTGCGCGAACTACGGGCAACAAAATTCCAAACCTGCAACGCGTAGTCGATGGCGCTTTGAAGATTCGCTACAAAATCACGATCTCGAAAGTCCGCGCAGTTCTCGCAAACCGCGCCGTCAATCTCGGCTTCACCCGCGTTGTCGGAGGGATGCCAATAAAATCTGACGCATGAGCACACGCACCAACATCCGCACCGCGACAGCGAACGCTCTTACCGGCGCGCTCGTCGTGCCCACCGCAAACATCCTTCGCGGGCGCAATAACACGATCGCCAGCATCTCGTTTCCCGCCGCCGCCGTCTATGCGGTCAGCGAGCAGATCGAGGTGCGCACGCTCGGGCCGAGCAACCGGACGCAATACCGGCAGCTTCAGCTCGTGGTGGACTATTTCATCGCCGAGAGCGGAACGTATTTGATAGACGACCTTTTCGACACCGGCTCAGCAGCGGTCGAGGCGGCAGTTCTCGCCGACGTGACGCTCGGCGGTCAATGCCGCGACCTTCATTTGACGAGTGTGGACTATGTGATTGAGCCAGACGAGGACAGGCGCTTCGGCACGGCTCGTCACACTTTCAACTGCATTTATTTAACCACCGACTAACATGGCAAATCATCTCGGGCGAGAAGGTCTCGTCAAAATCTCTAGCACTGCAATCGGCGAGCTGCGCAACTACGCTCTCAGCCATTCCTCGGACACGGTCGAGGATTCCGTCATCGGCGACACCTACCGAACGCGGCTCGCGACGATGAAAACGTTCAGCGTCTCCGGCGATCTTTACTGGGACGAGACCGATGCCGGACAACTTCTGATCACCATCGGAAGCTCGGTCACGCTCAACCTCTACCCAGAGGGCGCGGACACCGGCGACCGATACTATTCCGGCGCGGCTATCGTGACGAAGTTCGACATCTCGGCTTCGTTCGACGGCATCGTGGAAGGCTCAATCGCCTTCGAGGGTAACGGCGCTCTGAGCACGCTGACCGCCTCCTAATTTCTTAGCAGCAAAACACACACAACACATGGAAGCAATCGACCTAGTCAGGGAACATTTCGCCTCACTCGGCACGCGCAAAATTGACGTGCCCGAGTGGAAGCTCGTCGTCCACGCATCGCCGGTCACCCTCGGCGAAAAGAACCGGCTCTATCGTCGCAGCAAAGAGAACGACATGGAGTTGCTGGTGGACATCTTGATAATGAAGGCCACGGACGAGCACGGCGCGAAGCTCTTCACGATCGAGCACAAGCCGACGCTACTGAATAAGGCCGACAGCAATGTGGTCGGACGCGTCGCAAACGCCATTCTAGCGGATGCTGATTCGCCGAAGGTGGATGACCTAAAAAACTAATCTACGGTGGGGAGGCGGCAGACCTCCTCACCGTTTACGCTCTCGCGGACCGTCTTCATAAATTTGCCCACGAAGTGCTCGCCATGCCAGCGCAGGAATTGAACGGCTGGCTCGTTTACATCGAACACCAAAACCGGAAATCGAAACATCATGGCTGAAGCTACATTCACACTGCGGGCGGTTGATTCGACGAGGGCGGCGTTTGCTAGCGTGCAGAACTCGCTGACGAAGATTCACGCCACGGCGAAAATAGTCTCAACCGGAATGGCGACTTTCTTCGGATTCTCCGCGGCAATCGGCGGCGCGAGGAGACTGAACTCGGCAATGGAGGACGCAGAAAAGAACGCCAAGAAGCTCGGTTTGAGTAGTGAAGATTTGGATGCGCTAACCGTCGCGACAAACTTCGTCGATGTTGCGATGATGAAGATGCAATCAACGGTCGCGAAGGGAATCGGTGCGTTTGCAAGACTGTTTTCGGGCGCTGGAACCGGAGCAGACGCAGCCGCAGCACGCATCACGCGCATTTCTCCAGAACTGGAAAAGCTCAAGAAGCAGGCCGATGACGTGCGCGATTCAATCTCGATGATTGGCGCAACGGACTCGGTGAAATTCGCAGCAATCGGTGATGAAATCGCAAAGATCAACCGCGAAATCGAGAAGAGCGACAAGTCGGTTGACGCCGAGAAAAATGCCGAGCGCGGCGTAAGGATTGCTGAGCTGCAAAAGTCGAAGGCCGAAATTGCTTACGCCGCTTTCAAGTCAATGGACGAGGCGATGGGTGCAGTCGCAAAAACCCAAGCTGATTATGCGATGTCGCTTCTATCGGAAACAGAGCAACAGACGAAAAACAATGTCGCAATCAGAGAAAGGGAACAGGCGTTGGTCAGTTTAAAAGCGGCGCTCGGAGACAAAACCAAGCCATTTGATTTCGCCACAGCTAGCCCGCGTGACATTCAGATGATGGATGATCTCAAGAAGAAAAACGGGGAATACAACGAACTCCTCGGTAAGCGTAAGGTTCTGGAAACCGATCTCCAAATCATCGCGCGCAACGCGGGCAGCATGATCGCAAGCGGCTTCGAGGACGCAATTTTCAGCGGTCAAAAGCTCGGCGAGGTCATCCGGTCGCTCGGGATGGATTTAATGCGGATGGTGTTTCAGCAGACCGTGACCGCTCCGCTGGCGGCGGGCATCAGCGGTGCAATCCTCAAGGGCTTCGGCGCTCGCGCAATGGGCGGACCCGTCAGCGCCGGTTCCCCCTACGTCGTCGGCGAAAAAGGCCCAGAGCTCTTCGTCCCCAGCTCCTCGGGCAGCATCGTGCCGAACGGCGCAATGGGCAGCAGCGGCGGTGGCTCGGGCGGCGTCACGGTCAACTACAACATCGCCGCGGGCGTCTCCCGCGCCGAGCTGGTGCCAATCCTCGAACAAGAGCGGCGGCGGCTCAAGGCCGAGATTCCTGACATGGTGCGGCGCGGGGGAAGCTATCGCAGTGCGTTTGCTTGAGTTCCTAGACGCTTATGGCCATCACCTATCCTCTCACCCCTCCCGCCGCCATTCGCATAGCGTCCTTGCGTTTCTCGGCCATCAGCGCGGTCGCCCGCAACATCTCGCCGTTCACGTTTTCCAGCCAGAGCTACAACTGGACCGGCACGATGCTCAGTGGTGACGTCGAGTGCCCGCCAATGAACCGCGCCGACGCCGAAGAACTCATCGGCTTTCTGATTATGGCTGCGCGCGGCACGTTCTACTTCCGCGACTACGCGAACGGGACGCAGCGCGGGACGATGACCGGAAGCCCGCAGCTCAACGGGGCGCACGTTGCGAACACGACGACGCTCACGGTCGATACCGGCTCTGGCTCGTGGGCCGTCGGCGATTACATCCAGCTCGGGACCGGAAGCAGCTCAAAGCTGCACAAGATCACGCAGGTCAATTCGGCGACATCCTACGAAATCTTTCCGCTTTTGCGCACTAACTACCCTGACAACACGACGATCGTTTACAGCAATGCCGTGGGCGTCTTCCGCCTCGGCACCACGACGTGCGATTGGTCAATCGACACGGCGAAAAAGTATGGGCTGAACTTCTCGATCTTCGAGGCGATCAACACATGAGCCGCACGATTCCCGCTCCTCTCCTCGCCTCGACGACGGCGGCGCAGCTCAACCCGTTCTTCGCTACGTCGCTGGATTTCGATGACGGCTCTGTGCGCTACTGGACCGGCTATGGCACGATTACAATCGGCAGCGTGACCTATGCGGGCCTCGGCGCGTTCTCCGCGATCTCGAGCATCGAGGAAACTGAAGACCTGTCGGCGCGTGGGCTGAGTATCGACCTGACCGGAGTGCCCAACGATCTCGTCGCGGCCGCTCTCGATGAAGATTACCAAGGGCGCACGGCGGCGGTGCGATTCGGCACGCTGAACGCGGACACGGGCGCGGTCATCGACTCAATCACGGTCTTCTCCGGTCGGATGGACACGATGGTGATTTCCAACGACGGGAAACAGGCGACCATCGGCATCGCAGTCGAAAGCAAGCTCGTCGATTTCCAGCGCACGCGTGAAAGTCGATACACGCACGAGGAGCAGCTGCGCAGATACCCAGCGGACACGGGGCTCGAATACGTCGCGGGATTGCAGGACAAGGTCATTTACTGGGGCAACGCTAACGCGACGGCGTTCCGCACGGGCGGAAGAGATGAACCCTTAAACGAAGAACCATAATGTTTGAAGCCTTCGTATTGTTCGCGAAATTCGTCGGAACTCTCCTGCTGCAAGCTGGAGTTTCGACCGCAATTGTAAATGTAGTTGTCGCAGCGATACCCTACATCGTCACCATCGGGCTGAGCATGGCCGCATCGCGCCTCCTCGCGCCGAAGATGCCGTCAATGGCCGATCTCAACGACCGTGGAAT